GAAGTTGAACCTTATACTCGGCTGGAAGGGTAAAAAAAGTCGACCCCTAATGGGATCGTCATCCTTTCAGTATAACCGGTATCTTCTGATTCAAAGTTGAATGTCATATCCAGATCAGGAGTATTATCTTTAATATACTCACGAAATGCCAAACTATCACGTGCAAGAAGATCACGATCAACGAAACTTTTGATTTTTGATTTATCTTCGTCTCCGTCAATTGCTTTGATAACATACTTCAAACGAGTGGTAACTTCAGTTGTTTCGTTTTTATTCTTGGAAAACTTTTTCATGCTTTTAAGTTCAGCATCAATGTTTTGTTCGTCACGATGTGTTAGCAAACTCCAATGAATATTCTTTTTACTAAAAGGAAGTTCAAACGAAAACATATTGCTTCCACGATCATACTTTTCAAAATCAAATTCTTTTGGTTCTATTTGTGACAAATCAATAGTGTCTTCAACATCTTCATTGTTTGATGGGTCTTTAAATTTTACTTTATAGTCTTTTCCATACGCAAGAATACGAGCTGCCACAAAAATAGCATTTTTATCTCCGACCAAAATATCATCAAGTTGTGCACCAGGAGTAACGATAAGTGCTTCAAGCAACTTGTCTAAAACTACACCCTTTTTGATAAGATTTTGACTTGTAAGAATATCTTCCTCACGTGCAGTCATGTATTTAATATCAATTTTTCCATTTGCCAACGGAGAGGTTGGATCGTAAAAGTGACCTTGACTCGGTAGATCAACTACCTCACTTGGAAACTCAAATTTCTTGGGAGTATCTGTTGCTTGAGAAAACGCAGGATTTGGTTGCGACTGCGTTGATTGCGTACTTGTTTCGTTTTTAACACTTTGATTAGTCGCACGTTGTTCGTTTGCATCACGTTGTAATGCTTGTTTTACCTCAGGAGGCATATCTACTGATTCATTTTCATTCATAATTGTAACCTTTAATTAAGATATTAGTAATAATATATACTAATATATATACATATACAAGAAAAAACTTTTTGGGGAAAATAGAATGTTTTTCAGTATATTAAATGTCTGCTAAAGCAAAACTTAATATTTTCTTATGATCACCGTAACTGAAAAACTCACTATCCTTTTTACCCTTCCATGTCTTATTTAGTGTAACACCAAGTTTCATGTCGTTAAACACAATCTTTTTTCCACTTCCTGTTTGAAACATAAATCTTCCACTATCCGTATCAATATCATAATTTCTTAGAAATTTACCTGCCTTTACTTGATTTAACAGAAACTTTGCTAGTTTAGAATACGCACCACTTAATCCCTCAAGTTGGAGTTCACCTTGCCTATCGTGTTTAATTTCCTCAAATATATCAAGGACTTGTGTTTTTAGTTTTTCAGAATTCATTGTATCAATAAATATATATGTCGAAAAAAAAAAACTCCCGAGAAGGGAGTTTTTTTTAAATTAAACTGAATATTATGTAAAAATTAGTATTGAAGAATTGCGTAGTCGTAAGACACGGTAAGTTCAACAGTCATAAATTCACTGGTTGACCAATCAAGTGTTCCCATGTTGGTTGCTTGACACCAAGCACCCTTGATTGTCCATTCTTCAACTAAATCACCTACAGGACCGAGAGTATTAATAACAAGGTCTTTTTTGTAGAAGTCGGCATAACCATTTCTACCTGTAACTGATTCGTGAGAAAGACGTACCCATTCCATAGCAACCTGTGCGCCACTTGGTACGATTGGATCATAAAGTGTCATTGTAATGTCCTGCCACTCTGCTTTACCACCTCTCAATTTTCTTTTGATGTTGATGTGGTCGAGGGTCTGAACTTCAATGTTAAGATTCGGACGAGTAACACTCTTGATAAGATATGCAGGAACTCCGTCCATATACATGATAAAACGATTTGCTGTTTTCGGTTCAAATGCCGTAAAAAACATTTCTTCGGTTGAAATAACTTGTGCCATTTTTGTTGTTCTCCAGTTTAATGATTAACTTTTAGTAATAAATATTGATTAAAAATTCAAAAACTTGTTTTTTCAATCAACAAGTATAAATAGTTACCAAATTAAAAAATATATTTATTTATGTTTTGTCTTTTCTTAGTTTCTGACCAACTAGTTTTGCAGAACCATATACAATGGCTCCTATGAATTGAAAGTGTTGAGGACCTGGCCATGGAAACGACAATCCGATGACACCAGTTACAAATAATGTTAATAGTGCCATTCCTTCTGGTCCGGCAAATAAAGTAGATAATGTGAACCCACCACCAAGTGCAAGAATCATATCACCCATATCAAAATCATAATCTGCATTTCCTGTGAATGTCATGTTTAACCAAATATAAATCAATATACCGGCAACTGCCATACCTGCAATTCTTTTAGTCTTCGGATGCGTTGCCAAGAACGCATCCAAATCTTTTAGTTTGTCTTCAGTCCATCGTCCTACTTTAGTTTTGGATAAGTAGTCTCCTATTGCCTTTATCACCTCTTTATATGCCTTGAATCCTTTTTTAACCAGATCAAATAAATACTTCATACTGAATTTTATTTTTGCGAAGAACTTAAATACAAGTTTGTTCATAAATAATTTTGCCAAGTCCATGATCTTAACCTTGATTATATCTTTTAATTCTTTCAAAAATGACCAAATCTTTTTTAATCTACCAGGTATTGCAAACTCATTCAATGTACATACATCAGAGTCAAGTTTATTTTCTTTTACAAATTTACAAAATTCTTCATATTGTAATTCATGTAATATATCAGTAAGTGAGATTTCCATTTTAAATAAATATATATCAACACAAAAAAAAGACCTCTCTGCGAACAGAGAGGTCTTTAAAGTTTAGAATTAAATTATTCTTATGCTTCGAAACTTGCACCAGTTGGTGTAAGATTAAAGTCAAGAATGATAAATTCAACTGCACGTGCAGGTTGTAGGAATATCTGACCATACAGGATATTTCTATCAATGAGATCAGGTGTGTTGTTAGACTCATCCATGATAACACGGAATGCATACAGACCATGACGTTGTTGAACGTTTTCTAAGTATGGATTAACGATACTAAGGAAACGGTTACGTGTTGATGCCACATTTTGTTCGAAAAGCAAGAATCTTGCAGAACTCGCAATGAACTTTTTAAGTGTGATAAGCAAACGACGTACGTTAACTCTGTCTAATGCACTTGCACGACGTTGTAAGGTCTTTTGACCGAAAGCAACAATACCTTGACCAGGGAAAGCCGCAATTGGATTAACCTTACCTTCGTAAAGTGTATCTCTTTCTGCGAAGTTAAGACGATCCATGACCGCAACCGCAGATTCAATTCCACCACGATTCAAACCAGCAGGAGCAAACCATTCAGCCGCACTTTTATCGTTGGCCGCATATACTGCCATCATAAGTGATGATGGTGGATATGGTTGCAATACGTTTGTTGCAGGATCAATAATCTTAACCCAAGGGTAGTATGTAGCGGCATAGTTACTATCAATAGTAGCAACTTGCTGAACTGCATCATCTACACGACCGGGTTGGTTATTTGCACTTACACAATCAAGAATGTAGAAACAATCTTCACGTTGTTCGCACAAATCAACACCACGATTGATAACTGATCTATGAAGATCAAGACTCAAACCGGGTGTTACAAGAAGATTGATATCAAATTCGTCTTGGTTACTAAGAGCTGCAAACGCACGTTTGTATCCCTTTGTACCTGAACTGAATTCTCTACTACAATCAAGACCTTGAGCATTATTCTCTGTGATGTCTTTTCCGAGTGCGATTGGATGTGCAGGAGATTGTCCGTCAAATCCACCTTGGAATCCAACAACAAATCTACGAAGTTTTGCAACAAGCAATTCGTCAGCAGTTGATGGATTAGTTGGAATTGGATCAACATCAAATACATCAGTTGCACCATCCACTTCTTCTACATAAGTTGCATTCCATTCTACATTTTTAGAACTGTCCATGTAAAAACCACGGCCGGCATCTCCAGGATTCGCAGGAAGTGGTCGGAAAAGTTCCGAAGTATCTCTTCCTGAATTTGGAAGTTCAAGAATTCCATCAGGTGATGTTTGATTGAAAACTGCACCATTGAAGAATCTACCAAGTGAACGTGCATACTGAGAAGCATAACTATACTCAGGTGTTCCTACATCAATTCCACCAAGTGGTGAACGATAAGGAGCATGACCATAAGGCATAGCATTTGCAGGTGCAGTACTTTCTGCTGGCATTTCAATACGAATCCAGTTACTTGAGTTTACATAATCACCATAGTCAATGATCTTTCCTTTAGAATCGATGGTAGTAAAACGATCACCGATAACACGTGGAAGATAACGAGGACTTAATG